TTATCAATTCTAGAGAAATTGCATGTTCCAGATGGTTGGTGTTCTTCTGGCTTAAGAGCGAAAGAATATACACCAATAGAATTTTCTACGAAACCACCTTCACCTGAATGATGTTGCCATACTTGACATCTTGTAAAATATTGAGTTTCTCTGGCTGCCATACGGTCGTGTCCATTAAGTTGTAACTTCATTGTTGTTGCCGCGGCTGCAATTGTAGCGAAAGCACCTGACCCCCAAGCTCCAGCTAAAATTAATTCTTTAACTGGGTGGTTAAAGTTGAGATCGAAACTTTTTGATTGGGGAAAGTTTTGATGTTGGACCTGTTCTATTAAATATTCGTGTGAAACTTGGGCGAATCTTCTTCTTTCATCAGTATCTAAGTACATATAATCACACCATACTGAATAATTAGTACCGACTATGGTAGCAAAGTTTAAAATAATTTTAACTTCGTGATATTGAAGAGCAATTAATGGAAGTGCTAAACCAGGATTTCTACAAAACCAAAATTGAAGTGGCGTAGAACAAACTCTTGCGGCAGTACCTACAGGGAAATTAAAGGCTACAAGAGTACCTGCTGCGCCATCAACTCCATCCAACGCCGCCGCGTCATATTCTGCTCCTTGTCCCATACCTGACATTGTTTGGAAATTAGTCCCAAATACTCTTCCTGTTTTATTTTCTGTTAACTCAGCCCAAGCTTCCATAAAATGACCATGTTGTTTATCAATTCTTTGTCCGCCAATTTCAACTTCAGCAGAAGTAAGTTCTACTGCTGATTCGTTGAGATTGTTAGTAGTAGCCGATGTGTGTTGTAGGTATGTTCTTCCTACTAGATCACCATTTCTAGAAATTGTAACAGTTACTCTTGCATTAGTGGCAACAGTTCCATTAATCGTCTGCTGGATAGCCTCCATTGAGAAGTTAGTGTGTCTGCGGTAGACGACCTTGAAAAAAGTAATCTGGGGATTACCTGTAAGATAGATATCTTGTGCTCCATAAGCTACTAATTGCATTAATCCTCCTCCCATTGTATTTATATTATATATCAAGAAAATAATTACACAAAAAATCCCATTAATCAAGCAATCCAGAATTTTTAACTTATCCTTAATATCTTCAATTTTTCAAGTAAGTCTTTTGTTTTAATATCTATTTTAAGTAAGTGATTATGAAATCCAATAAACTGGAAACTTTCATTATTTTTGACAGAGTAAAACTTAAACATAATTTGATTTTATGTTTAAGTTTATGTTTATTAAGAAAACTTTAAATAATAAAATAATGTGATATTGATTTATATTATGATTTTAATTCGAGTAAGCTAATCCACCCATTCCGCTCATTACACGGAGAACGTTGTAGTTAACAGCGTATATCTTAGTTGCTGTTGAACCTGTTCCCTGAATTAATTGTGCGTTATCAATTCTTGAGAAATTACATGTTCCAGACGGTTGATGTTCTTCTGGTTTTAATGCAAATGAATAAACACCAATTCCATCACTGAGGTCGACTATTGCCGATCTATCGTCTGCAACCAATGAGGCAGCTAATCCACCAGGACCAGTGTGATAAGAATCTACTTGTGTTCTTGAGAAATATCTAAAATCACGAGCCTCAAAACGGTCATGACCGTTTAGTTTAAGTTTATATGTTCCTTGGGAACCAGCAGCAGCTGTGGCATCTCCAACTGATGCTAAGGCACCTGTTGCTTGGGCATCAACGCACCATATTAATTCTTTAACGGGGTGGTTAAAGTTAAGATCGGATGTTCCAGCAGCAGTTAAGTCTGATTCTTGAACTTGTTCTATTAAGTATTCATGTGAAACCTGAGCAAATCTTCTTCTTTCATCAGTATCAAGATATATATAGTCTGCCCATAATTGATTTGTTACTGTTCCGGTACTGGCTAAACTGAATTTATGATCTAATATAACCTTTACCTCATGATACTGGAGGGCGATCAAAGGTAAAGCAAGACCTGGATTTCTACAAAACCAGAATGAAAGGGGTACGAAGTATCTGTTATCAAAATTTGCACTCTTGAATCCCGCCATACCGGACATATTCTGAAAATTTGTGGTACCACATGTCACACCGTCTGCTGTGAGACCACCTGTGTTTGCCCCCGGATTTTCTTTGGTAAGATGATACCATACATTCATAAATTGACCCGATTGTTTATCGATGCGTTGACCACCAATTTCTAATTCTACATTAGTAATAGCAGTTGCCATTGGGTTAGCAACAGTTGTTGTAGTGCCACCAACAATTTTTATTTCTAAATATAGTTTTCCGACTAAATCACCATTACGGGAAATAGTGGCAGTACAACGACCAGCCGCTCCGCTAGAACCAGCGGATGTTCCATTCCATGTCTGCTGGATAGCCTCCATTGAGAAGTTGGTGTGTCTGCGGTAGACGACCTTGAAAAAGGTAATCTGGGGATTGCCTGTAAGATAGATATCTTGTGCGCCATAAGCTACTAATTGCATTAATCCTCCTCCCATTATATTTATACTATATAGCAAGAAAATAATTTCACAAATATTCGTAAAAATACGCATTAATTAATCAAACAATCCAGCATTTTTAACTTCTCCTTAACATCTTCAAATTTTTCAAGAATGGTTTTCTTCATTGATTTTGACGATGATAAACATTTTTCCGTTAAGTTTGTCCAGATGTATAAAATAATAAAATACTATATTTCCATACATTTTTCTCTAAGTTTGTATAAGAAGACAAATTTTCAAGTAAGTCTTTTTGTTTTGATATCTATTTTAAGTAAGTGATTATGAAATCCAATAAACTGGAAACTTTCATTATTTTTAACAGAGTAAAACTTAAACATAATTTGATTTTATGTTTATGTTAATTAAGAAAAATTTAAATAATAAAATAATGTGAGATTGATTGATATTGTGATTTTAATTCGAGTAAGCGAGACCACCCATTCCGCTCATTACACGGAGAACGTTGTAGTTGATGGCGAATATAAAAGCATTAGCTACAATGGTGCCACCATCAGCGTTGTAAAATTGTGCGTTATCAATTCTAGAGAAATTGCATGTTCC